ATGTTTAAAGTTTTGAACGCAATTGCATATAAAGGTGCGACTTCTGAAAATAATGATGATCGAGACTGGAATCTAAGTCCTGGTAGTTCATGGGATGCGAACTCTGAAAATGTGATTAAATTTGTTCAGAAAGTACATGAAAAAATAAACTCAGGAAGTAAGGAGTATTCAACATTTAAGGCTGATGCTGCACCTCGTTCGTTTCCAACAATTTTATCTGAATATTTAGAAGTTGATGGTGGGATCTCTTTTTCAGCTTTCCATCAAAATTTTACGGAGCACTCTTTAAAAAGAGAGTTAAAAAACTCAAGACTAGAAGATGGCGCGGTTATTGTTTTTATTCATTATCAACTCTTAAAAGAACAATCTCAAGTTATAGGAGAGAATGGGATTAGCGAAAGAGTGGCCATAGATGAATTAGAGATCATAGGTGATAAATTTGTGGTGCTGATGGTTCGTAATACTGGGGCTCTTAAATTTACGAGTGATTTACAAATTTCAGAAGTCGACGTTATCGATTTGAAGCAATTCATCCAGGGTTGTCAGATTGATTTGACTAGGTTCTTAGCTCATCAAGCATCTGATACTGAAGAAATAGATAACTTTCTCTCGTTTATTCGAGGTGGTGCTGATATTCGTGATTACTTTAAGGATGCAATGTTTGCAGAGAAAGGAGTTACAAATAAGGCAAGTTGTGAGAATTTGGAAAAAGCATTACATGATTTTAATTCACTTCATAAAGCAAGCTTAAATCGAACAGTAAGAGATGTGATTGAACAGAAAGTATATGACTTTTCAGAAGAAAAGAAAGGTACATTAGTTACATTAGAGCAAGTTGGTGCTGTTGTTGACCAATGTATTCCTAATGATTATGCAGAATTACGTGGACAGTTTGTTGTTTTTGCTAATGAAGGAATATATGAAATTAATGATGAATTTGAGCTAAAATCGAATATAATTAAAGAATTGGTATACGTTAGTTTGGATGTGGGTTTTGCTACATTAAGGCTTGAAAAAAGTTCATTAGGTTCAAGTACTGATAGTAGTAGTCGAGGTATTAGATTTGATGATGCAAGTAATGAATTAACGTTTACAGCAACTATTACAGATCCTGAACAACTGAGAAAAATTAAAAATATTATAGATGAATAATCACACTGAAATTCTAGAAAAACTAAAGTTATTAAATGCACTATCTCAAGATGGTGCAGCTATTAGTGGGCGTTATTTAGAAATGACGTTTGTTCTGGAAGATCGCTCGGCTGTAGATCATTTACTTACTGAATTAGAAGCATTAAATGCAAATTTGGAAGCTGAATTTGTTTCTGAGCAATCAGGTAGCATTGTTCGTTTAAGTTTTAAATATCTACATTTAGATAATGTAGATGAAACATTTAAATCTTTTTTTAATCGATACTTTAAGTTGGCGGTTAAAGGTGAGTTAAGCTCCCAAGACTCATCATTTTTCATTATGGATAAGAATTTTAATTACGATGGTGTCTATAATAAATTTATTGCGCTTCAACAGTGGGTTCAATTATTTAAAGATGTGACAAGAAATTATTCACTTAGTAATAATGATAATAAGTTGTCAATTTATATTCTTGAAGAAATTGAATCAGATAAGAAAATTAAAACACATGAGTTATTGATTGAAAACAATAAAGTGCTTGAGGTATTTGATAATATTTCAGATTTTCCATTAAGTTATTCTTTTGGAGAAGATGAAACTCATGCAGTAGAGAAAAAATTAGTAGTGAAATCAGCTCTTTTAAAAGCATTTAAAAGAGGTCGAAATCAGAGTGTTATAATAAACATACTCAAGGAACCTACTGATTTTAATGATTATTATATTACTGGCTATGAGTATTATATAAATAAATATTCGTTTGATAAATTTTTTCAATCAATAGAGATTTCTAAGATTGAGTATTTCGAAAAAATTAACGCTATTATTCATGATAATCAGGCTAAAGCTTTATCAATACCAGTAGTGATTTTAGGGACAAGTCTTTTACGTAGCTGGAATGTTATGTCTGCTATTTTAATTTTTACAGCTATGGTACTAGCATTGTATTTAGTTACTTTAAATTTAGAGCATAAAATATCAGCAATAAGAGATTGTATAAAGAGTTCTAAACGTGTTTTGTATCGTTTAAATGAGAATTCAACAGATGATTATAATTTAAAACATAGCTCTAAATTAGTTGATTCTACTTATGATGAGATCAAAGATAGAGGAACGAAAGCCATAGCCCTTCTTAAAAATATCCGATTCGGTGTTTTTATGTCTTCTTTAGTTTGGCTAATATATATGGTGTGTTTTTATTTAAATAGTCAGGGCTCGGGATGTCCATTATCTGGTTGATTTTATAGAAAAATAAGGAGCTTTTATTCGCTCCTTATTTTTAATTTTAAACCAAACCTTTCCCTACCATCCATTCCATAAATGCTTTGTACGAACGGCGGCCACGCATTACAGGCTTTGGAAAATCTCTTTTCTTTGTCCAACGCCATAGAGTAGGCTGGCTAATATCTAAAGTTTCCATTACTTCAGCATCAGTAATGTACAACGGTGTCTTTTTAACTTCAGTTTGAGTTGTCATAAATCAGTCCTTATTTTTAATCTAAGTAGTTTTTAAAACAATAGGTTTATTTTGAGTGGTGGTTCCATGTGTAAAAGGCATAAAAAATCAAACAGCCAATGCCATAAATTGCTAAGCTCATTGTGAAGCCTCCTTGCTTGGTTCAAATATTCGTACACGGTTAATTGTATGGAAACAGTTGCTATCGCCTTTAAAAAGGCCGCCTTCTTTCAACTTGGCGCAACCTTGTGGCAATTGCTCACCACACATTTCACACATACCAAGATCATCTTCAATCTTTGGTATCTCGGAATAAACCCGATGAATTAACGATTGGAGAGCTTCTTCACTGCTATACGCTTTATCAGGAAAGGCGAAGAACTCACAAATCTTGCTTAACTTGTTTTGCTCAACAGAGTGCAAAGGCACGCGAAGATCAATCACACCGTGTTTCTTTTTGTTGTTACGTAACTTTTGAGCGCGTTTACGATTCTGCTCTTTGATTTTGTCTATTGAAGGCATAGTCGTTCACCTTCTGAACCATGTATTGGCGTGTTTACGCGAACGTTCTTACCATCATGAGAACCTGTAAGGTAATCAGAGATAGAACCGCCTTTGCGCTGTCTTGATTTAGCCTTTTTCTCTGTGTATGAACCAATGTGTTTACGATAATTTGTAATGCGTTCTTTCTCTTCTGGTGGTAACTCTTCAACATCTAAGTTACGTACAACAGAATTTACCCAGCCGTCACAATAACAATCTGCTCGCTTTGTTTTATTCTGTTTAGAAGTGCGAGTGTGGACAGTAGCCAAGAACGCTTTACGAGCCAGTTTCAATTGACGAAAAAGCACATCAAATGCATAAGCAGACATCATGGCCGTGTCTTTTCTACCGATGAATTTAAAATTATTTCCATGATACGAATACTGAAGAAGCACCTCACACTTAAACGAGCTGGCGATACTTGTCCCAAGATTTACAGCGTAAGCAACTGGCTTTTTCTGGATCTTAGAAGCAGTGGTGGTGGCTCCCATTTCAATAAAGTCAATATCATCTTCAGAAAGACCATATTTACGCATTAATTTATGAGCCATTGCCAAAGCGGTTGCAGCTTCGTTTGGGTTACCTGATTTACCAAGCTCAAAACACTTTTTGATTTTTTCTAAATGACGCGGATTCATGCTGCTTTACCTTTCTTTGTTGGCTTCTTAATTGGCTTAAGAAGATTGCGAGCTTTTGCTAAACATGAATCAAACACTCGGCCTTTGGTGAAAGTACAAGTGGTACGATAGAAACGGAGAGCTTCTTGAATGCCTCGGTTAATATCAGACGTTTCATAGCCGTCAGTCTGTAAAGCGGCATGTATATGCTTGCCAATAAACGCTTCTTGGCTGTTTTGATAAGTTAATAGACTCATTACACATTTCCTTTTGGGTGAAACCCAGCAATCAGCATAAGTGCTTGTAATTGGTGGTCAGCCAGTTATATACTGATTGCGAGTTGAAAGACTCATTGCACAAAGTTAGCCCTTATTGGTTTGGTCACTAATAGGGGTTTTCTTCTTTTTAAAGCCCTCACAAATAAAAGCTTTAAAAAGAGTCCGAGATATTTAACCACGCTCGGTCGTGGTATCCTTGATAGTGCCAACTAATCAGAGGATAAAAATATGAGAGGCATTGTCGTTGCTCGCTCATTAAGGGAAAATCTAGTTTTCGTCTTAGTGGAAGATGACTGTACTATTACCACTTTCTACACTGCGGACTGTGAAGACTTCCAGCATAGAGATTTTGTTACTGGCGATCTGCATACTCTTGGTGGTGAGGATATAACGAACCTTAGTGGAGAGTTCATCACCTCTGCTGTTGTTGAAAACATCTTTGCCAGGCCAAAGCCAATATACCTTCCGTATTACGAGCTATTCAGTATTCCCCCAAACAAATAAGATGTTGAGATAGAAAAATATGTTTTACTTGTTTTCTACGGGCATCAATATCAACAACACCAAACTCTTCATCTTGTTTGAGTATTTTTGGATCATCATTCACCACAAGACCAAACTGCCTAGCTCGGCTTAAGGTGAGTCTTTTGATATTGCCAATTGTTGCTAAGTGATGTTGACAGCAAACTTGTTCATGTGGGCGTTGCTTCAAGTAGCGCTCCCACATACGTTCTCTATCATCCAAATCACTCATAATTAGGGTAAAGAATCCGTTTAGTTCATTACTCATAACATCTCCTGTGGGTGGTCAGCCCAAATTGGTGAAAGGCTCATTGCACAAAGCTTTTCAATTCAATAACTCAATCTGCTATTAATATTCTCAGCGGTGATTTGCAGCTTCTCAATTTTTGAGATCAGCTCATCGCTTACTTCTGCTGTGAATGTCTCCAACAGCGACTTTGCCTCAACTTCAAAAGCCTTAAACTCATCGCGGATAGGGTGGTTTTGTGCCGTCTGGCTTACAGCAATATTGCCTAAAGTAATACTCTGGCGAACTTGCTCAGCCGTAGAGGCAAGTTTTGATAAATGGCTTAACGAAAGTGTTTTCATATTTAGTCCTCTGTACTCATTTGATGATTTAAATATACATAACGTATATATCGTTGTAAATACAAAATGTATATTTATTTTCTTTTGGAGAGCTAGAGACTAAAATTTAGGCATAAAAAAACCGCCACTAGGGCGGTTAATTAGAAATGGATGTTGTTTAAAACAGTTTCATTTTGGCGTCTATAACGACACCAATGATCTTACAGTTTCCATTTATCGGAAGCATTGGGTAATCAGGGTTTAGTGGTTTAAGGTATTTTTGCCCAGCATCAATGATTAAGCGTTTAAATGTCGCTTCATTCACATCAGATAATTTGGCAATAACTAATTTACCACTTTCCGGTTCTATACATGGGTCGACTAAAACGGCAGTTCCTTCAGGAAAGCTTGGCGATGAGTTTGATGTCATCGAATCACCTTTAACTTTCAGCCAAAAAGAATGCTCATTCGCCTTCTCTGTGGTGAATAGGAACTCATCTACCTCATTTAAAGAGTAGGGTTCACAAGCCTCTGTCCATGCTCCTGCTTGTACAGCACTGATCACTGGAAAGCTATTCTTATACGCTAGTTCTGGTGATGGTGTTGTATTTTCAAGAGATGGGTACTCAAGAGAACCATCAGAATTTAGGATCAACTTATCTAGCCTCAATTCTTTAAGAATCTTAGCTATGATTTCAAGACTAGGGTCACGTCGTCCATTTAACCAATGACCCAAACCTCCAGGGGTAACTCCGATTTTTTCAGCCAATGCTTCTTGAGTTACTGATAGCTCCTTTAGGCGAGCTTTCACCATTTCAGTCCAATTCATTTTCATAACTCAACTATACAAAATGTAATAAACCATTCAAGAAACACTATGTACATTTTGTTGATATTTATATGTACGTTATGTATATTGTAGTTCGTCGCGTACATACAAGAGGTACTTATATGTCAAAGATTAAAGAAATCAGGGGAGGTGCTCTATTAACTCAAGCAAATTTAGCGACAAAACTTGGTATCTCAGCTTCTGCAATCAGTCATTTTGAAAAAGGTCGTCGTTTCCCTGACATAAACACTTGTTGGCGAATCGTTACTGCATTGAATGAACTTGGGGCGAACTGCCAATTTACAGATGTATTCCCAAACCCGATGAATATTAATCATACGGAAAAAGAATAAAAACAGGTGAACCATAACACTCTGGATAAATAACCAGTACTAAGGACAAACCATGATAACCAGTTTAAAAGGCGTTATGCGTAACGCCATAGAAGGGTGGCGATGCGAAGTAAGCAAAGAGTTTATTGCTCAGAAAGTCGCAAGTGCATATTTCAAAATGGGCTTACCGCAAGAAGTCGATGCACAACGTAAAGAGCTGCTGAAAGTTCCTGGTGCGGATGACAAGAACAACACTCAAAACTTCTTTCGCTACAACGAACGAAGCAGTGTTGAAGCCAAAGCAACCATTATGGATTTATTGCCAGCCATTATCAGCGTCATGCCAGTGGATAGGGCGTGTACTGCATTAAACCAATTTTTAAATCCACTTGGGTTCTCTGTTGCTGCCATTGGAGCAAATCAAACTCAAGTAAGCCGAGATCAACTCTTGGCGCAATTTAGTAAAGAATCGGGTGAGGCACTTCGTTCTGTACTTCTGTTAAGCGAAAACGCAAGCATTGACCAGCTACGCGCCGCTTTTAAAGAAGTTCAAGAAAGCGAGGGCGCTCACGAGCCAATTTTAAATTATCTAGAAACTTTAATTTCTAATAAGAAATAAGGACTTTGTGCAATGAGTCTTTCATATCAAAACATCCACGGCCAAATGCAGTGGGTAGCAAGTAACCGTTTCATGCGTTGCATTGTCACAAGACAAGTGGCGCAAGGCATTTTTAATCAAATGAAGCAAAGGGCTAATCAATGAGTATGATCTTAATGGCAAAGGCCATGAGCATAAAAGTGGGTAATCCTACTCGTAAGCTTGTTTTACTTAAATTGGCCGATAACGCGAACGATAACGGTAAGTGCTGGCCATCGTATGATCACATTGCTGAAATGTGTGAAATATCACGTCGTTCAGCCATGCGTCACATCAAAGCATTAACTGAATCTGGATTGCTTACTTTTACTTATCGTAAGGGTGAAAAGGGTAATTCTAGCAACATATATTACCTTCATTTAGATGGTGACAAATTGGCACTACCTAGTGACACACGATCACCAGGGGTGGTGACACAGAGTCACCCCCCTAGTGACACTGTGTCACCCAGAACCAGTCATAGAACCAGTCAATTAGAACCTATAAAAAATAAACAAAAAAATTGGTTCAAAAAATTGAAAACATTGAGCTTCCTGAAGAACTAAATCTGGTTGCTTGGCAGCAATGGCTTGAGTATCGAGCAACCATCAAGAAAAAATACAAAACTCAACGTGGTGAGTTAACTTGCATCACCAAGCTGCTTGAATTATCTCGCAACGATAAAAAATTACAGCAACGAATTATCGATCAATCCATCGACAACGAATGGCAAGGGTTGTTTGAACTCAAAGGCGGAGTCCGTAACTCAAACCGCATCAACGATATCGTGGAATACTCTGAAGGGCTAGACAGCTCACAATTTGAAGCGCCAAAAGGATTTTAATCATGAATTTACTAAATCGATTGCAAAGTAAAATACCATCGCATATTATTCCTCACACACCAGAGCGTATGGCACAAATTGCGAAGGAGTGCGAGCAAGCTGCATCAAACAGAGCTCGTGATAATCATCAAGCAAGCCAATTGCAATCAGTCCTTGGTCGCAGTGGTATCAAGAAACGTCATTTGAAGTGTAGTTTTGAAAATTACATCACTGAGAATCAAGGCCAACGCCAAGCGTACAACCAAGCCAAAAACTGGCTAGTGAATTACCGCAAGGGCGCAACAGGCAGTTTTGTTTTCTCTGGCACGCCAGGCACAGGTAAAAACCATTTGGCATGCGCCATTGCAAACCGTTTGATGGCACGCAAAACTTCAGTACTGGTGATTACTATCGCCGACCTCATGCTCAATATCCGTGATAAATACAATTCAAACTCACGAACTACCGAAGAACAATTCATAAAATACCTCAGCAATTTAGATGTGCTAATTCTCGACGAAGTTGGGATTCAGCGCATGAGTGATCATGAAACTCTTATGATTAATATGATCATAAACTCTCGATACACCAATGAAAAACCTACCGGAATTTTAACCAATCTTACCACTGAGAACTTAACTCAAGTTCTTGGGCCGCGAGTAATTGAACGTTTGCTAGAAAATAACGGCGAGTGGGTAACGTTCTCATGGCCGAGCTTCAGAAAGAACAAGAAATTACAGGCGGTGTCATGAAAGGGATTTTTTACGACGCAGGTGGTCAAGCTGTCAACATGGAACCATTAGCATTAAGCGCTGATTGGGACCAAGCGATTGCAGAAGCTGCTAAACATATCAAAGGTGAGGTGATCACCATCGCAAACCGTTTTGCTCTTGTTGGTACTGGTAAAACAAGAGTGCTTATTGTGGATGAGAGTAACAAATGAATATTGAACGTGTAATCGCAAAGTTTGATTTAAAAGGGATTAACTACGAGCCATCAAAAGGCGGCAAAGCGTTAATGACATTAGAAGAGTATCTCGCCACTGTAGGGATAGCATGGAAGCAATCACCAGTAGGGTTCTTGGTGTTGTTTGTAGAATGTTTGAATGATGCACAATCAGCAAAGCAGTTATTTAAAGCCACAATGATTGAAGCCAATGAGATCATGAAAACATGGCGTGGAACCTATCCAGACAAAGCGCTCAATGCTATGTGCATCACAGCGATAGCAGAGGCAACACAACCATTAGGCCAAATCTGCCCAGAGTGTAATGGCTCAGGAAAGGTGAAGGCCAAGAACCGCGTGACACGTAAATGCCCATGTTGCGATGATGGCCGTATTCAATGGACTCAAGAAACCCGTTTTGCATACTTTTGTTTAACTTTGAGGATTACGTATTCACGCTTTCGCCGCTACATGCCAGTTATCAAAGCCTTGGTAGATTGGCTTTCTGATAAGAGGAATGCAGCGGCGCTGTCGGTGCAAGGAACGATTGCCGAAGATGAGAGAACGGCAGCATTAGCGTATTTAGTGCTATAAACGATTTAATTTATAGATAAATGTCTTATATAGTTCAATAAGAACGCTTTCAACATGATTTTTACATTCGGTATTCTAGGTTTGTCTTTCATTTCAGTGTTTAAGGCGTTAAAATTCAGCTTAATCTGTATGGTAGTAAACGTGTTATGCAGGCGTTATGAATAGGCATATTAAATAATAGTGTTTAGAATTTAAGTGTTGATTTTGTTTACATAGATAGAAATTGAATTATGTAGACGCTATGTTTTTGAGGTATGAAATGCAAATATCAAAAATTGAAATTTCAAATTGGTGGGGAAAAGAACAAATTTCGTTAACATTTAAACATCGAGTAACTTTTATTACAGGTCCAAATGGCTCAGGTAAAAGTTCCTTATGTAACCTGATTTACGATACCCTTAATTTTGGATCTTCCAAACCGTCAACTTCTAAATATCGATTTTGGTCATCTGTAGCTCATTTACATATGGATACTTTAAATGAGTTTTTTGAAGATATTAGAGTAGATACAATACTATTACCTCAAATACCAACAAGTAATTTACAAAAAAAAGTCAATGATGCCTTTGATGGTGAAATTGGTTCTGGTGATATAAAAAAGCACTTTAAACTTTTAAGTAAAATTGAAGATCTTTTTAAATTAGAAGAATCTAAAGTTCCTAAGCATATATCTTATTTTAACGATGATGACTCATCTCATCAGGAGAAAGAGTATGTATTAAGAATTGGTAATCCTGATATTAGCTTTGGTAGTGATCCGTCAGTGACGCTATATGATCAACCTTTTAGTTTTTTATATCAAGATGATAGGTTAAATCTTCATGGTCAGAATTCTTCTTCTCGTACTGGAAAAGTATGGGACTCATATAAAAGTAGTATTGATGAACGATTCTTATATGTAAGAGATAAATTAAGCCATTGGCAAGGTGAACATCGTGATACAGTAATTTCATTTCTTTCTCAAACTAATGAAGAATTAGGTTTTCAAGAAATAGAAAATGATAAACAAGCTACGTTTGATGAATTTGAGAAATCTAAAACTAGGAATATAGATCTTTCTTTATATATTGAAAAAATAAATGAATATTTCTCACCTTTAAATAAAGTTGTTACTTTTAGTAGAGATAATGATTTAGATAAAGATAGGAAATTAAATTTAAAATACAAAGATAGCGATGGTAATATACCTTGGGAATTATTATCTCGAGGGGAAAAAACATTAATATATTTATTTGTAGTTACTTTTTTATATAAAGAAAAAGTTTCAATATTTATTTTCGATGAACCTGAAATTGCATTGCATGTTAAATGGCAAAAAAACTTGATAAAAGATTTGTCTGAGTTAGCTCCAGAACATCAATTTATAGTTGCGACACATTCTCCTAGCTTGATTAAACATGGTTGGCTTGCTCATTGTGTAGAAGTAAGATCTTGATATGGAAGTTGAATATACAATACCTGATTTTGATTTAGATGATGAATTAGAAGATGCTGATGAAAATTTTGGAGTTACTCCTCCATTAATTATTGCATATGTAGAAGCTCCGGTTGATATTGACTTTTGGCGAGATCGTTTTGGATTTCATGAATTAAATGGCATTGAATTTAGAGATATAAGTCAGCACCAACCTGCAAATGGGAAGGACGCAATTATTTCTGGTATAAAGTCTGGTCGCTTTACTTTATCTAAGCGTTTGATTGTTTGTTTAGATAGTGATTATGATAATTTTGTGAATAAAAACCAAAACTATTATAATTCAGATTATGTTTTTCAAACATATGCATATGCAATCGAAAATATTTATTATCATCCTGAACATATGACTACTGAAATTCAAAAACATATCGGTGTTGTAGAAAATAGTACAATAAATGTAGTTCAGGATAAAATATTGGAATGGTCTAGGGAGTATTGTGATTATTTTTGTTATTTACTAATTAATGATCGCTGTCAAACTAAAATAGCAAAGATTAGTGAATCTATTGATCTGAATAATATAAAGAAATGTACAAATATAAATACTATCTCACTTGCTGAAAAACAACATTTAAATAGTAAAGGTTTGGATAGTGATAATTTGCACCTATACTATAGAGGGCATAATTTTGAATCGTCGCTTTTTAAAAGTAAAGGGATTGTTAGTAATTATGTTTCTAAGTTGAGAGGGATTAAAGTTGCGTTAAATCCTTTAATTACACAAGAAGAAATAAAAGAAATTTTTTCTGAGCATGTAGATTTACCTAATTTATTAAAAGATAGAGATCTTAGTCATGTTTGTGTAATAAACGATATTCATGCAGATGTACTGAGCTTTAAATCTAAGCATTGGCCTTGAAATAACAAGAAAAATGAAGCATAATTACCACATTGAAAAACCTCGCCCATCCGGCGGGGTTTTTTATGCCTGCAATTTATGACGTTTACTGGCACCTTTCGGGGTGCTTTTTTTATGGGTGAAATATGCAAGAAAAGTAAGCGCTTAACTAACCACACATATCAATATTAAGCATGCTTTGCCATAGTATCTTTTTAATCGGAGGTATTATGAATCAACAAAGTAAGCGCGACCATTGGGCTAATATTTTAGAGCAGCAGAAAGAGAGTAACCTATCTATCAAGCAATTTTGTATTGATAATGAAATAAGCTACCAAACCCTTTATTACTGGTCAAAGAAGCTCAGCGAGTCAGAAGTCACAACAAAAATTCACCCCATTATCGTGACAGAGCCAACACAAGAGCCGTCAAATATTGTGGTGCTGACATGTAATAATGGCCTTCGTGCCGAGTTACCAGCAAACCTTAATTCCAAACAAATAAAACATTGGGTTGATGCATTGCAATGATACAGTCAGGAAAGGTTTACCTCGTCGTTGGCGTCACCGACATGAGAAAATCCATTGATGGCTTATCACTCATTGTCGCCGAAACGCTGGAAATGGACCCATTCAGTGAAGCCTGGTTTATTTTTTGTAACCGCAATCGAGATAAACTCAAGATCTTGTTTTGGGATACCAATGGTTTTTGGCTTTATTATCGTCGCTTAGAAAAAGGGACGTTCAAATGGCCAACTCCCAATATTGATGGTGCGCTCCACATTAGCAGACAACAACTCAACTGGCTTTTATCTGGACTGACTTTAGATCATGCTAAAGCTCATAAGCCGTTATTTAACCTAGAAGTGTGATCGCTGATAATGATCATCAAATTGGACTTGAACGATCCTTTTTCGATGTCACACTTAGGGTAATTAAACAACCTTGAGCTAAAGCATGACCGATCTTCCTAATGATATTGAGCAACTAAAAGCGATGCTACTTGAGCTTCATAATCAAAATGAAGCCAAAGAGAAGCTGCTTGTTGCCAAGCAAGAAGAAGTCGCTGAATTAAAAACTCAAGTTGCACTCTTGGTTGAGCAATTAAACCTAAATAAATCCAAGCGCTTCTCATCGCAAAGTGAAAAAGTACCAAAAGGTACTTTCAATGAAGCTGAGCAGCAAAACTCGCTCCCTAAATCGAATGATGAGAAGAAAAAAACAGGTCGCAAGCCTCTACCAAAAGAGCTTGAGCGTGAGATACACAAGCATGAACTCAATGCACCTTATTGTGAATGTTGTGATGAACCATTGCATGAATGTGGCGTTGAAACCTCAGAAGAGCTTAAAATTATTCCTCAAAAGGTCACTGTCATTCGCCACGAACGCACTAAATACGCTTGTCGCCAATGTGAAAAAACGCAAACCCAATCCAAAATTATCACCGCACCAAAGCCCGCTAGTATGATCCCCAAAAGCATGGGAAGCGCAGGAGCTTTCGCGGCGGTAGTCACAGCAAAATACGTAGATGCACTGCCACTGTATCGCCAAGTAGATATCCTAAATCGGTCTGATATTGATATAAGCCGAGCGACGCTTGCTAATTGGTGTGTTCAGTTGGGTAATAAAGTGAAACCAGTCATTGATGAGATGAAATCAAGGCTGCTTAATGAAAAGCTTATCTGCGCAGATGAAACCACAGTACAAGTGCTACGCGAAGAAGATAGAAAAGCGCAAACCAAATCTTATATGTGGGTTTACCGTAGTGGTGAGTTCATTAAAACCCCTGTTGTTATCTATGATTATCACCCAAGCCGTGCAGCAACGTGTGCAAAAGACTTTTTAGGTGATTACTCAGGGTACTTACTCTCTGATGGCTACAGCGTATACGACACATTAGATGCAGTGACACAAGCAGCATGTATGGCGCATGCTCGTAGAAAGTTCACCGATGCACAAAAAGCGTCACCCTCTAAAAAAGCGGGAAAACCTGAAAAAGCCCTCAACTTCATCGCCAAACTTTACGGCGTAGAAAGAAAGGCAAAGGGATTATCCGCAAATGAACGGCAGAAGATAAGAAAACAGGAAGCTGAGCCAATATTGAGTGAATTTAAAGCGTGGCTTGATGTTCAAAATGTCTTACCCAAAGGGGCATTAGGTAAAGCTATCGCCTACACTCAAAAGCAATGGCCTAAATTACTCACCTATCTTGAGGATGGTGATATCAGCATCGATAATAATGTCACAGAAAGAGACATTAGGCCGTTTACCACAGGTAGAAAAAACTGGATGTTCTCAACGTCTGTTGATGGAGCGAAGGCCAGTGCTAACTTGTATAGCTTGGTAATGACGTGCCGCGCCAATGACATTAACCCGTATTATTACTTCCAGTATCTATTTACGGAATTACCTAAACGTGATCCAGTTGATGATATGTCGGATCTTATGCCGTGGCTCGTTGAAATGAGTGATGCAGAGTAAAGCATCACTAGTTCATTGAGCGCTTACCAAGAAAAGATCAGTTCTTTATCCGCGTATGTCTCTGGTTGGGCTTTTGCTTTGTTTGGTGCGTTCTCATTGCAAGATTGGATGAGCATCGTTGGTGGGGTGTGCGTGGTATCTACCGTGTTCATTAACCGCCATTACAAAAAGAAAACGCTCGAAGAAATTCGCAAACGTCCCATCAGCGAGAAATTATATGAAGAGATTAGCGACTAAAGCCATTTGTTCAGTGGGAGTCATACTGGGCGTTGTCTTTGGCATTGATTCCAATTTGGCTACCAGCGAACAAGGTTTATCGCATATCGCAAATTTGGAGGGGTGCCGAACACAGGCCTACCAATGCAGTGCCAATGTATGGACTGTCGGGGTAGGCCACACCAAATCAGTAAAACCCAATACTGAATTTTCAAACCAAGATATTGCGACCCATTTTGTAAACGACATTTCCTCTGCAGAAACCATTGTAAACAACGCCATTAAAACTGAAGTTACCCAAGCACAATACGATGTGATGGTGAGCTTTGTGTTTAACCTTGGCGCTGGCAACTTCCAACGCTCAACACTGCTTAAAAAATTCAATCAAAACGACATCACCGGCGCGTGCAATGAATTGCTTCGTTGGGTGTATGTCGATGGCAAAGATTGCCGAGTAAAAGAAAGCAATTGCGCTGGCATCGTTAAGCGTCGTCACATTGAACAACAAGCGTGTTTAAACGGGTGGTGATATGGTATTTTCAATCAAGAACGTGGCGTTGTATTTGTCTCTTGGCTTATTACTCGCTTGTGGGCTCTCTATTGCTTACTTGTTTGATGTGGTCGAGAGCCAAGCCATTCACAACGGTAAGCTTGAAACCAAGTTAATAGACACCGCAACCAAGAACCTGTCTTTGGCCTTAACCATTAGCAACTTAAACCAAGAAATCAAACAAGCTCAAACGGCAGCTGATGCATTGGCGCTTGAGCAATCCAAACAAAAACAACAAACCATTCAAACCGTAACTGTGATTAAAGAGGTGATTAAGCATGAAACTTGTCGTGATGTGCCTATCCCTAACGCTGATAAGTGGCTGTACTACCAAACAGGTGGTAACTGAGTATCAAGACCGTTTGATTGTTCCGCCATCCGCTTACCTTGTTCAATGCCAAATTCCATTTACCTCACCACCCAAAACTTACGGTGAAGCGGTATTACGTGATCCAGTGTGGTTAGAAGCGTGGCGCTTATGTGCTAATCAAATCCAGCATTTACGCCGCTTTTATGGGTACGGTGGTTCAGTTAATACATCTAATTAATCTTTCTTTTTTGTCTCGCGTAGGTGTCTCGCCGTTTTTCTTTGTTAGTTATGATCATGCTGCTATTGCATATAGCAACTCCTTACATGTGAACGCAATGAAAAAATCAAAAAGACGCAAGTCAAGGGTAGAAATCCCCTCATTAATGGCAACGTCAGCCAAAGGCGATAATGGGCGTGACACTCGGAGAGACGAGACAACCACTCAGGGGTCATTATGAACAATGAAAAGCGCCTCTGGAACTTAACTGATCTAGAGGTCTTTGGTTATCATCGGTCAACCATTCGTAAAAAACTCAAGGCGGCAGGTATTGAGCCTGTTGCTTATAAAGGCAATACGCCACTCTACGACGTAGTGCAAGTCACCCCTTATTTGGTCCAATCTCCTCGTCAACAGTCAGATGCACCTGATTTAATGGGCTTTAAAACCGCTGCGGAGTTTCGTGCTTATATTCAAGCACAAAGTGAAAAACTCAAATTCATGAAAGAGACTGAAGAGGTTGTTAGTTCGGTTGATTATGAAAATGAGTTAGGTATTTGTATTACCGCAATTAAAGGGTTTAAGAATAAAGCGATTACACGAGTGGAGACAGCTATTCCTAACATTAACCCTCAACAGCTTGAAGATTTAGAAAGGCTGTTTAATTTTGATTTAAAGGCAGTAGCCGATGAGCTTGAATACGTTTGATGAATGCTTAGGCATAACGTTTGCTGATGCCGCAAAAATTCGTAGAAAATTAGCATATCTATGTAAACCTGAAGATAAAACACCAGTAGAGGCTGCGGACGGTGATTTGTGGATCTCTGATGGCTCAGACGTTACCAAGTTTCTTTCTAGCCAAGTTCCTTATATGCGAGAGCCGATGAATTGCTTATCTCGTCGTATTTATGAGGCTCTTGGACTTATGGGACCTGCTCGGTCAGGAAAAACTAAGGCGTTAGTTGAAGGGTGGATAAATTACGCTGTTACCCAATCACCTGGTGACATGTTACTGATTTACAGTACTAAGATAAAAGCACAAAACATGGCCAAGAAAGATTTGGCGCGTTGCTTTGTCTCTACTCCGGGTATTTCAGAGTTAAGAACCGGAAGAAAATCAGACGATACATTAGCGTATAAGCATTTTAAAAATGGCATGAATTTGAATTTAGATTCAGCAACAGAAACCAGTTTATCCGCTGAGACGTATCGTTATGTTGGTTGTTCCGATTATGATCGTGATGACGATGGCGTAGGCCAAGAAGGTGATAAGTTTCAGCTCATGCTTAAACGTGTGCAGAATGCCAAATCGTCCGGTATGGCAATGGCTGAAAGTTCACCTGGTCGCTTAGTTCGTCATCCTGTTGCTGAAGAACAACTAGGTATGCATGAAGTTCAGCCTTGCGGTGGGATTGCTCAAATTTACAATCAAGGTGATCGTCGTTGCTTCTATTGGTTATGTGATGATTGTGATCATTGGTTTATTCCGATGTTTGAAACACTGTATTGGGATGACACGCTTAGTAACCATATTGAAATGGCAAAAACAGTGTGTTGTCAGTGCCCACGTTGTACTCATCGTGTTGATGAGGAGCAAAAACAAGCTAAAAATATAGAGGGTCGGTGGTTTCGTGAGGGAGCGATTAACCAATATGGTGAAGAGATCACCGATGAGAGTCACATCAGGCAATCAAAATGGGCAACGTTTTGGTTTGAAGGAGTGATTGCGACTTATCAAAGCTGGGAAAGTTTGGTGTTACGTTACCTTGCCGCACAAGAGCAATTTGAAGCGACAGGGGATGAAAACAAACTCATGTCATTTTATAACGTTGATGTTGGCAGGCCATACATTCTGCAAACAGAAAGTAATGATATTGGTGCGCATGAGTTAATGGCAAAAGCGGTTGATTATCGTCGTGCGACAGTGCCAGAAGGCGGTCGATTCTTAATAATGAGCATTGATGTTCAAGGCGGACAAAAGAGTGCGCGTTTTGTCGTTCAGGCTCAAGTGTTTGGGCAGGGGTTACAACGTTGGGTCATTGACCGTTTTGAAATATTAACAAATCCCAATCGTAATAATGAACGACTTAATCCCGCTGTTTATGCGGAAGATTGGGACTTATTAATTGAACAAGTGATTAAGCGAACTTATCCACTTTCTGATGGCTCTGGTCGAGTGATGAAATCGGTATTAACCCTGTGTGATTCGGGGGGGGCTGGAGGCGTGAAAGATGGAAGAAAAACCTCTGTTACGGATTTAGCCTATCAATTTTATAACAGCTTAAAGCCTAAAAGTTTATCCCATCTATTTCGTTTAGTGAAAGGGGCAAGTCGAGACATTGATTCTCTAGTAAAACAAAGTTACCCCGATAAACGAAGCAAACTCGCGCATGGTGAAATTCCTCTATTGTTACTACACAGTAATCGACTTAAAAACCGTGTGGCTGCCAGTTATTCTCGCTTAGAATTTGGGTCTCGTTACTTTCATTTGCCGCTATGGGCAGATCGTAATTGGTATGAGGAACTCACTGCTGAGTTTATTAATGACAAAGGCGATTGGGAGTGCCCACCAAATACCTCAAATGAATCGTTAGATCTGTGCGCTTATGCAGAAGCCGGTATGCATTACTTAGGCGGTGATGATATTCATTGGGATAAACCACCGGCATGGGCGGCAGATTGGCAACTAAACCCTAATGTTGTTGATGCTGATATAAAACCTGAATTTGAGCGAAAACCTAAACGTCGTTATAACCATTCAAAAGGGCTTTTCGGATGATGACCATTCCTACTAATCATGAGCGTCTTGCTTGGTATATCGAGGCAGAACGTAAAATATTAATGCAGCAATCGGTAGAAACAGCGGAGGGTGAAAAATTAACACTAACCAGTCTTGCAACGGTACGTAAAGAGATAGAGCGCTTACAACGCTTGATTAGTAACAGCCATCGAAGTGTGATTCGGAGGGTACAACTTGAATAATCCACTCAACTTTTTTGATAAGTTGGTCGCTACTTTTAGCCCAAGCAGTGGGTTAGTTCGATTGCATGACCGTATGTTGCTCAATCGATATAATGCGGCACTGCCTAAAGATCCTCGAACAAAACGTACAAATAAATTTTCTAAACAAACACCCAACCAACTGAATCAAGGGGCAAAAGCGCTGTATCAACGAGCGCGGTATGCCGATGAAAACAATCCTTTTGTGACCGCTATTCTCGATGAGTTGTGCGCTAATGTGGTTGGTTCAAAAGGAATAATGGTAGAGCCTCAACCATTAGATCGTAGTGGTAATGTTCATGTTGAGTTTGCTCAAGAGATAGCGAAGTGGCATGAACTTCATTCATTGAATCAAAATATAAATAAGGAGATGTCTCGCTCTGAAACAGAGTGGTTAGCATGCCGTACTTGGCTCCGTGATGGGGAGGTTTTTGGTCGAATGTATATGGGGGAGCATGGTGATTTAGAGTACCCATCAACCACTCCTTTTGCTGTTCAAGCGTTTGAGCCTGACTTTGTACCACACCATATTACGGAAATGGAAGGTGGCTTGATTGAAGGGATTAAACGTAATGCATTTGGTCAGCCTAAAAGCTTCCTAATACAAAAAAATAGTAAAGGATTTGAGTATGCAGAAATAGACGCCAACTTTATCTGTCATCTTAAATTTACTCGCCGATTTCATCAAAATCGAGGCGTATCAATCCTTCATTCAGCCATTGATTTAGCTGAACGAATTGAAAGCTATGATTTTACTGAAATGCTTGGTCATGAAATTGCAGCAAAATTTGCGTTTTATATTAAGCGGGATAAAGACATTCCCAATGCTGACTCTTTTGGTGGCGGTGGTGATATGACTTTAGGCGTGGCTAATTCATTTGAATTAGCACCAGGAGAAGACGCTGGTGTGGTTGAGTCGAATAGGAAAGAGTCGGCTAGTCCTACGTTTCGTTCTAGTCAGCAAAAGTTAGTGAGTGGGGCTGTTGGGGTAAACAATTCTTCTGTGACTCGCAATTATGACGGTTCATATTCATCGAACCGGCAAGAACTAGTGGACTCACACTCTAGATATAAAGTTCTTCAACGTGAGTTTGTCACCAATTGGACGCGACCTCAATACCGTCATGCACTTACGATGGCTGTCATGAAAGGAGAGTTAACTATTCCTTCTGATGTTGATGTTTCAACAGTGCTTAATGCGATTTATCAAGCACCGGTTATGCCATGGATAGATCCAGCAAAAGAGATGGATGGTATTGAAAAAGGAACGCGGTTAAGTCTGTTTTCTTTAAGCCAGACTCAACGTGAGCGAAATATAAATCCACTTTCCACTCGTAAGGAAATTAAAGCAGAACGAGAGCAAATGAAAGCTGATGGCATTATTAGTACATCAGATCCTGCTCATAATCTTGCTGAGACTATTCAAATCCACTCCAATGGCGAGGGAGCCTTTAATGCCTAACTCTACTAAACCAACAAAAAGTTGGTACACATTAAAAAATGAATCATCAAACAGTGGCGCTCAACTTTACGTGCATGGCTCTATTGGTGATTACGATATTGAAGCCATTCATCTTATTCAAGCTTTACAAGCGGTGGGTAGTAAAGATTTGACCTTACGAGTGCAAAGCTATGGCGGCAGTATTTACCAAGGTCTTGCAATGTATAACGCGTTAAAGGCTCATAAAGGTCATACCGTTGGTGTGATTGATGGCATTGCCGCTTCCATATCTTCGTACATTCTTATGGCGTGTAATGAGATCCAAATGCCAGAAAATGCCACCTTAATGATCCATAACCCTGAAATTGGGGCGCGCGGTGGTGAGCAAGAAATCGAGTCAGCATTAGTTCAACTCAAGAACTCAAAGCAAACCATTGCAGAAGCGTATGCTGAGCGAAGTGGTAAATCAATGGATGAAGTATTGGCTGCTATGGCTAAAGAAACATGGTTTACGGCTCAAGAAGCGCTCGACTGGAAACTCATTGATAAAATCATTGACCCTGTTGATTTGACTAATTGTTTATCACAAGAAGGGGATCAAGCTCTCTCCGCCTTTAAAAATACGCCTGATACATTACTAAATCGTCTAAAGCTTGAAGGTGAAGAAAGCAACCAAAAACAAGCACTCACGGATCAAGCGGAATTTTCCGATGTTCCACAATCTAATTCAAATCAACAGGTAAGCGATATGCCAAAACCAGATGAACTTAAAAATGCGGTAAAAGCGGAGAACCAACGTCAACAAGCTATTCGTAGCTTATGCAATAAACATGGCGTGAAAGATGTGCTTATGAACATCATGCTCGAAGACATGGATTGCACACTTGAACAAGCCTCTGCGCGTATTTTGACGAACATGAGTACCGATCGTGATAATTTGCGTAATTTATGTCAAACCTTAAACCTGAATGATGAACTCACTAATAAGGTATTGAGTAACCCTGACTTCACGATTGAAAATGCATCACAACAATTACTTAACTCTCTTGGTGAAGCGAGTGCGTTAGGAACAAAAACGAATATTACGCCTACTCAGATCCATGTTGGCAACGGTAACCATGTAAAAGAGGAACTGCAGAATGCACTTAATGCACGCTGTGGGGTTTCAGAGCTTGAAAAAGACAACAGCTTTGGTCATGAATCATTGCTTAATATGGCTCGTGCAAGTTTGGGGATGAATGCTCGAAGCGCAATGACCAAAGATGAATTGGTGAATCGTGCGTTTAATTCTCAAGATTTTGGTGACATTGTCACTGAAAGTATTCGTACTGTTATGCGTGATGAACGTGAAGCAACAACACCGCTATGGCGTGAGCTTGCAAATATTGAAAGCTTACCTGATTTTCGTGAAACAGAATTAACCATGGTGAATGATGCACCAGACTTAATGAATATTGGTGAAGATGGTGAATATAAGTCCGCTATCTTGAAAGGCAGTGGTGAGCGTATCCAACTTGCGACTTTTGGACGAGGGATCCAGTTTACTCGCCAAGCCATTATTAATGATGAAATTGGTTTGGTTTCAAAAGTGCCGCGTAAATTCATGCAAGCCGGTTATCGCTTAGCAGATAAATTGATGTTTAACGCAATTCTTAGCGGAAAAATGAGCGATGGTGGACCTGTATTTAAGAAGAATGTTCAAGGTGATTGGGGCAATTTAACGGACGGTATTGCGGCTGGTGATTATGAAGCGTTAATCATGGCGCTACATAAAATGTTTGCTACGACCACGACTATTCCATTGGATGGTAAAGGGAAAGGTGACCCATTAGATTTGCGTGGTGAAATCCTTCTGGCGAGTCCAGAGCACGCGTCTATGTTTGAAGCGGTACTTAACACGGCAAGTAAGCCTGATAATTACAATCCAGCGTATAAGAAGTTTAAGCGTGTTATTGAAACCGCAAGAGCTAACGCCATTAATGGTGCAATCGGTTTTACTAGCAAGGATTTTGATACGGTCTTGATGGGCTTTTTAGATGGTCAACAAGATCCATGGTTAGAAACGGGGGATGGCTGGAGCAGTGATGGGGCTAAATTCCGTATCACTTATGATATTACTTCAAAAGTACTTGATCGCCGTGGTATTACCCAAGCGATGTTTGCCACGACAAAATAAGGTAAACATTATTCATTCAAAGGAGGGCTCGGCTCTCTTTTCTTTTTTATAGAGATTATATTTATGCAAATTGCAGAAGGTAAAAAAATTGCATTGGTTGCACCATCCAATGGATTTGTAAAAGACATTCCGTGTGTCGTTGGTGCGCTGCTTGTTGTTCCTAGTTTTAGTGCAAAAGAAAATGAAGTAGTTACCTGTACCTATTCTGGTTATTACGATGGACCAATTAAAGCTGGGGATACTCTTAGCTTTAATTGTGAGGCCGCGTATTTTGATGGCGGTGTATTTACGAAAGTACAGCCGACCACCTCAGGGGAAGTTGAACAACCTGTCGGTGTGTTTATTGATGGAGGGGTATTGCTGACCGGTGAGCTTATTACGCAGTTAGTCGCTTAGTATGACTAGCCTTTTTGATAATGCCCGAGGGTTACTTCGGGCATCCATTGCTGATTGTTTTGGCTCACCTAAGTCTGTGGTTACTGAGCAAGGAGATACATTAACAATATTTGGGTATGTGAAAAAATCACAACAGAGTGAGCGTATTACTTTTCGGTTGCTGACTTGTGAAACGCTTCCTGAGCATTGCATTATTCAGCATGAGGGGCTCGTTTATTTTTTGTCGTATGCACAAGCATTACCCAGTGGAAATGGTGCGAGTGGACTTATTAATGAATATACCTTGGTAAGGCAGGCAAAAGGTTCAAAAAATGAGTGGTCAGAATTTAACTAGGAACAACCGAGCTTTACTGGATACAGAATTTATTCGGCACTATGAAGCGTTTGAAAAAGAGATACCAAAAGCGGTGAATCGCGCGGCTGTTCTGACGAATAGATGGCTTAAAACGATCACAATGGCTGAGCTTGGTTATGAACTTAAGATTGAGGCTAAAGCGTTGCGCTCTCGTTTCAAACTGTATAAAAACGGTCGAATTTCAAAGCTTTGGATTGGCGTTAATGAAATTGGTGTTCACCGAATGGGGACGCCAATCCAAAACAAGAAAGGGGTTCGAGTTGGACGCGATTTTTATGAAGGAGCTTTTATTGCTCCAATGGATAGCGATGAGCTTCTTGTGTGGAGAAGAAAGGGAAAATCTCGACATAATATTGAGATGATCACCATTGATATCTCACATGACGCTGAAGAGATTATTGAACGATATCTTTCTGATATTAATCGTAAGTTTGAGGAGTTTTTTCATCGTGAATTCAAAAATGTTTTATCACTCGCCGCGTGAGTGGGTAACGACGGTTAAGGATCATCTTGAGAGTAAGATGAATATCAATATAGGGTCAATCTATAAGCGAAAAGCGATTGAAATTAGCGAGGTAACTTTCAGCTATCAAGTCGGTGAATCTGATCCTTATAACTCTTTGAGCAATGAGGAGCGTTCCCAACACAATATTGAATTACGCTTTATGATTGAAGTACCAACCTCGATTAATGAGTTTGACCTTGAAGCCTTGGATGCGTCTTGTCGATTAGAACGTGAGATCTGTAATCAATTTTTTGGTGATGCATTTAATCAAGAAGAAGCTGAGTTAGTGTCTAATTTGCCCAGTAAGTTCGACCCTGAGAATGGGATATTTGCTCGGGTGGTTACGATGCGACAACAGATTTATGTTGGACCATTAGATCAAGAGTTTTATGAATTGACTCACTGCACAGGTGACAATAATGAATATCATCAATCGGGTATTGAGCCTTGAGAAAAAGTTCAGAGAGTTCGTTGAACATATAAGTGATATTGACCGCCGTTTGGCTAATGTTATCCGTCTTGGAACCGTTCATTGTGCGTATGAAACGACGGTGGACGTAAAAACAAGTGAGAACATGGCACAAGGAGTGCCATTTTTTGTACCGGCAATGGGCAGAGTAAAAGATTACCGCCGGCCAAGTGTTGGTGAACAATGCATTTTGATTAATATTGGTAATGGCGACAATCTTAATAATTCGGTTGCCTTGATGGGACTGCGTTCACACCTTTTTCCTTTTCCGAGTTTGAAAGAAAACGAAGTCATGAGGGATTATGGTGGAGGAATGACTGAGCGGTACGATTTAGACAGTGGTTCTTTGACGTGTTGTTATCCTGGAGGAGTAACGTTGTACGCTGATCTCACTCATATTGGTGATCAAGAGCATACCGGAAGCACAAACCGAACCGGTGATTCTATTTTTACAGGCCAATTTATTAATACTGGTGTGTTTAATCATCAAGGTGCTTTTTCGGTATCTACTGCTGCGGCATTTTCAATGGCTGATTCTTCAGCGCCATCTACGTTCTCTGGTTCATTGCATGTGGTAAATGGTGATGTCTCTGTGGATGGTTACAGTGTGAAACTTCATCATCATATTGGTAATGAAGGTAAACCAACCAGTGGGGCGTTACCATGATAGGAATAGATCAAGAAACAGGCCGAACTGTCTATCACTTTGATGCACTTGCTTGTCGGATAAAAAGGGTGTTAACCACTCAGCTTACTGAACGTGTAAAACGGCGTAAGTTTGGTAATCGAGCATTGCACCGACTCGGTAAAAACCAAAGCCCCCACGAAGCACTGATTGTGCAAAATCTCTCTATAGAAGCCCTAACCAATTGTCACTGTCAGCTTGATGGCCTTAGCGTAACACGCTGTAAAGCGATAGTTACAAATACAGGGTTTCAGGTTCAGATCTGGGCTAAATGGAAAGGCGAACAAATTGAAGTGAGTACCAATGTATGACTATCTCAGCCCCACAAGCATTTCAAGAGCCTGATTTTGAAACTTTACTCTCTACGTATATTGATTTTGCAGTTGAGCATTGTGCCAACAAAGACCAAGAAAAAGCCACTTTATTGCGTGAGAGCTTAGAGAATGATGCGGAGTTGTTGGCTCAAATAACTCAAGCGTTAATTCTGAAATACATTGCTGATATTCGTGAGAATAATTATTGGGCGCTGCAAATGTTCCGTAAATATGTGACGGAATCAGACATGGTTGAATTGATGGCGTTGCAATATAACTTAAAACGTCAAATGTTAACGCCTGAAGATACCAGTGTTTATCCACCTAAATTGGCTGTGATGGAATCGGATGAAGATTTACTTAAACGGTTTGACTTAGCCCCTTATCAATTTCATACCACGGGTACTCGTATGGGGTATCGATATCATGCATTGACGTTGGACGAACGTCCGATTATTACACTTAATACTGAAGATAACGTAGTTACGGTACGTTATGAATTTCCGAAAGAGGCGGTGAGCAATCCAGTTAAAGATGCTCAACCTCGAATGGTTGAACCCTATACAGGTAAAGTGTGTGTTGCGGTGTTAAGTCGTGAAAGTCATACCGGAGAGCCAAGCGAAGCGTTATTAAAGCGAGTACTGAACTACTTAAATCGGGATGATATAGCGCAAGAAACCGATGAATTAACGGTAAAAACACCGACGTTTAAAGATTACAAAATTCATGTTATTGCACGCACCGGCGCAAATCCAAATAATGATTTTTCACAAATGCAGGGTGAAGCAGTGGCTTGGGCATTTGCGAAAGGTAAATTTAATTTAAAGATGGACATTGAAATCGGAGAGATTGAATTTGAATTTCGTAAATTAGGCATTAGACCTGTTGTGCTTGAGCCACGAGAAAACATTGTGTGTGATTGGGATGAAGTCCCACGGTGTACTGAGGTGGTGATTGATGTCAAAGCAGAATGAGCCATTTATTAGTGTTCAACCCAGTAACCGAACGGTCATTGAAGAGTCGCTTGAATACGCTTGGGTTAACATTATTGAAAAAGTGGTATCACCTTATCCAACGCTTAAAGATCCAATGTTGTGCTCTGATGACTTCGTAGCTTTGCTTGCTGCTGAGCGAGGAGTACTTGATTGGCAGCCTAATGACTCATTGACACAGCAACGAAAAACTACAGATAAAGCGTTTGAGATCCACAGTAAAGCTGGTACTCGAAAAGGCCTTATTCATTCCATTGATGCTCTTGGCTTTTCCTCAGAGATAACTAAGGGGGCTCAAGCCTATTCGTTAAAAATAAGTGCGGAGATAGAGCAAGGAAAGCTAGATGAACAGCTTCAATGTCGATTAGAAAGTCGTGTAAATACTTACAAAAGTGAGCGAGATTTGATTGCGCTTGATTTGGTTCGTGCGGCTAATGTGTTTTCTTATTCTGGAGCGTTGTTTGAAACTGGGGTTGTGAGTGATTCAGTTCCTTATAGTTTTGATGGTCTTGAAAGTCAGCTCGTTATGTATTCCGCTGTTTTATTTGAAACCCATACTTTTAGTGACTGCATGCCTTACGACCCTCGTTTTGATGCCGGAGAAATAGGACAACTTTATTTAAGCAGTTTATTTGAAACCCACATCCACAGTGATTGCAGGCCAGCATAATGACACAGTTAACACTAGAACAAATGGAAGCGTTAGATACAAGAGGGTATATCACCCAACTGGGATTTAATGCGGAAGCGAATGCTAAAGCATTTAATAAATCTGTCAGTATTACTCACATGAAAATTGATGGGGGGCTATTGGCCGATGGTGCATCACCAGTTGATGTGACGGAGATGGTTCTTGATTATGGTGATGAATCGCTATTTGAAGCGAGCGTGAAAGAAAACCCAGAGAACCCTGGGGAATTTATTGTTCAAATCATCATTCCAGCAGATCATTCAATTAATGGTAAAGGTTACCAAGTATGGGGATTGGCGGCGATTGGTAATATCAATGGTGAGAATTTTATTTATTCTTACCGTCGTGTTGAAGGGGATTTTAAATCTTTTAATCCCAATGGTGCGAAAAGTTATACCTTTCGATTGCGTTTTCAAACACTTAATGCCGACATCATTAATTATACTGTAAACCCATCTATTGCTTTTATTACAGAGCAAGATTTGATTGAGCATAACAAAAATGCACAAGCGCATGTAGATATTAGAAATGCATTAGCTAAAAAGGCAGATGAAAGTGATCTCGCTAACTATGTTTCTAAAAGCAATCAAGCACCAAACATTATTATTACTGAGGAGCATCAAATTGCTCTTTCTCGGTTAAATGTCATTTTCCGTTATGGTGAGTATCAACTTACGGCAGAAGAAAATGATTGTGATGTGATCATTCGAGTTGATGATTCAGTGGATTTAGATGCCGGTGATGTCGCGTTCTTAGCTCCAGATGGCGAGCAATTTAAAAAAGGAAATCAACTATTTCCTCGTGCCAGAATTGTAGAACATGCACGAGAGTTTCGATTTATTAGAATTAAAGGGGAGTGGTTTGTATGAGTACGGTGGATTTAGGTCAAGTGAATCATGTGAGCGGATTAAAATATAAATCGATTCATAATGGTGGGACCATTAAACCAAATGGGCGTTATTTACTTAGTGTGTTTGTTAATGCCGTTGTTACTGATGATTCGTCGGTTGACGTTGGGGATGTTATAGAACTTGCAAGTGATTATACCACCGAAAATAAAACGGTCACGTTCTCTCATCCTGTAGTGATTGGTAATACTTTATATGGTGATGGGGTCATCACTTTTAATGACAAGTTAACGTTGTGGTTTGATGGTCAGGCATGGGTTGATAATTTTAATTCAACAGCAGAATTGATTGACGTGGGTTCTAAAACGTTTACTGACAGTGGTCAAATTACAATAGATACAGTAGCTGATAACTTTCAGCACAATGTTCCTCTCTATATTACTCTTCAAATATGCGGCGTTGGTGGCGCTGGATACTCTAATACTGGTAATATCTATTCTGGCGGGGGTGCAGGTGCCTTTCTAGCGATTGAGTTTGTTTCTCTTAACAAAACTACATTCCCTGTCATAGATGTTTTGATTGGTAGTCGCTCTGGTAATGTGGATTATAAATACCCAGGTTATGTAACAGGTAAGAAAGGGGGGGATTCTCAATTAAAAATAAACGATCAATTAATTGCTGATATTTTTGGCGGAGGTAGTAGTACTTCTTATTCTGTAAATAGTTTAGGGGGGATTGAACCTGCGCCTCAAAATATTGAAAAGATGTTAAGCGTGATTGTCTCGAAAGGAGGCGAGGGTAAAAGTGCAAATGCCATCAATGAGACAAATGTCATTACCAGAAATGGTGAAGATATTGCAACGGCTTGTGGTGCTTTTACGGGTGAAAAAGCAGCTTATTCATCTTCGGGGAACTACCTTTATTATTATCGCTATGGTGGCGGTGGGGCATCTGCAATGGGAAGCGGGGGCGCAGGTCATGGTGCTGGTGGCAGAAATAACACGCAAAAAAATGGTGCGATGATTATCACGTATCGCCCAGCCACAGCCGACGAAATCGCAATACAAGAGGCGTTGAACGCATGAAAATAGCAATCGTAGATAGTAATAACAAAATCACTAATGTCATTGTTGCAGATGAAAGCTACATCAACGGCGAACGTAAATTCTTATCAAAAGACTCGCCGCTCTGGATTGATGATATTTATACAGATGAACTAGCATTAGTTGAGAATCTTCAAAAAGAAATTGATGAAAAAAATGATGTAGTTTTACCGCCTGTAGAGCCCCAGCCCCAGTTAAAAGAAATACTCATTACTGAAGTCACTAATGCATTAAAAAAGAACAGTACTTTTACCCATATTACTTGTTATGAGCTAACAAGCTTTATGGTGAGAGGCTCAGTAAACATTCCCGATCAAACATTTTCAATGCCTCTTAAACGAGATGATGGCCGTTTGATTTTGTTTCCTGTGGATGTAGTTAATGGTCAGTTTGAAGTACTTCTTAATTTTCCAACCAGTGGGCAATATATTTATACCTCTGAGCAAGCCAATTATGATCTACCCACCCCAATATTTATTGTCAACCCTATTAAAATCGATGCATTACGAAAAATAACCTAAAACCTCAATTATCGAGGTTTTTTATCTATTTTCACCACGAACCCAGCCATTGCGCTGGGTTTTTTCTTATCTAAAGAAAATCAACGGAGCTTAATCTATGTCGATTAACGCTAAGACAAAAAATAAAAAACAGGATCATCCAATCCTCTTGCCATTTCGCTTAAATGGTCAATGGCACTATCCGAGAGAGAAAACAATCTCGCTTTCCTCAAAGCAAGCCTCGTTTCTTCTACTTAGTGGAAAGGTGGCTAAACCGGGAACTAAATTACCTATTGAAATCACAACTTTAACTGTATCGAAGGAGGTCAAATAATGACAGAAATAGCATTAACGCCAATTCAAGATTTTGAAATGAATGGCGCTGAAGTTCGTACTATTGAACCTCAACCAAGTATGGGGCCGCTTGCTTTACAAGTTGTGCATTTAACGGGAACCGCGCCTAATAAACATGCAGGAATGGCGTTGAGTGAGTCGACTCGTCTATGGGATTATTCGCACGCCATGATGATGCTTGATACCACTGGCGATCGAGCAGGTACGTTGCCTCTTGTTGTGCAATATCTTTTTGAATATGTGAAGGCGATTGTGTACGTCACAATTGAAGAAGAAGGCGCAGACTATAGTGCAACTGAAACGAATATCATTGGCGGCATTGATGCTTCTACAGGTGCTAAAACAGGGATTTATACGGCTAAATCGTGTGCTGAAACGCCAACAATTATTGCGGCCCCTGGCTTTAGTTCTATTACATTAGGCCAGAAGTTATCACTTATTGGACGTGATGTACGTTGTCGCCCAATCATTGATGGCCCGAACTTGAATGACATGGAAGCGGCTAAATTCGCGGCTAATTTTGGTGCGGAAGGCACAGGTCAGGATAAGTTGTCTATTATTGATCCTTGGTTCCTCACTAAACACGATGGAGAGCAAGTATTAATGCCGGCATCGATTGCATTAGTTGCTGCGATGGCTTCTGTTAACGGCCATGAAAGTCCACAAAATTTAGGTGTGAACTGTGAGGAAACGTCTCGCCATGTTGAATACATTATCAATGATAAAACTACTCAAGCCAATTTTTTAAACAAGCATGGTGTGGTGACGATTGCTCGAACTCGAATGGGTGGATTCTCTATTATTGGTAATCGTTGTAATACCGGGCGATTTATTGGGCATGTCGGTCTTGAAGATTTAATGGCTCGTAAGCTAGAAGAAACGTCTCAGCCTCTGATGGGTAAATTACTCACTCCTGACTTTATGCAACAAGTGATTGATCGCTTAACCAACTGGGGACAAAGCCTGGTTGCTGAAAATATCATTCCTAAATTTACAGCGTATCTCCACCCAAGCAAAAACAGTGTAGAAAATTACACATCAGGACGTTGGTTTATTTGTTTGGATTATGGGCGTTTTTCACCTAATGAACACATGGTGTATGAAATGAGTGTTGATAATGGATTAATTGCAGCAATGCTAGAGGAGGTAATTAATGGCGGCTGATCGTATTGCTCGACGTCTTACGGCTGTACTTGAGGGTGTGCCGTGGATGAATGAGATTGTTGAGATCTCGATGCCTGAGATCACGTTTAAAACTCAGGCAACGGATGGGTCATTTTTAGAAATGGAAGACGTAACTCGTCTGAATAAATTGACGTGGTCTGTAAAAGTGCGAGGTGATCGTAAAGCAATATCTCAAGCACTAGGTAAATTTATGATGAAGCCTGGTCAGTTTAATGTCACTGAAAAAGGGGCTACACGGCAAGGAGAAAAATACTCGGAAGAACATTCTTTGTATACCACAGTGACTAGTGTGAAACCTAACCCCAAAAAAATGGGTGAAAAACCAGAATGTACGATTGAAGGGGTTTGTGAAGCATATAAACTCACGGACACGGGTTCTGTGGTTCATGACATCAATGGTACTACTGGGAAGTGTCTTGTATTTGGTGTGGATCTGATGTCAGAAGTCGGTATCTAGTTGGTATTAAAATAATCAAACCTCCTGTTGGAGGTTTTTTTATGGAGTAAATTCAATGCTTAATAATAAAAGTGTGCTTAAGTTTTTTAGTCATGATAGTGATAAAAGTAAAATGTTAGAAGCTGAACTTGCTCAGTTAAAAGCACAGGTTAAAGCGGTAAATGACAAAACGTCGGAGAGCGAATTAAAACGACTACAAGAAAAAACGGATCTGATTTCTGCGCAAGTGGTAGCTTTGCGTACGATTGGATTAATGAAACTATCCATTACAGAATTCAAAAACTTACCTCATATTAAGATTGATGAAAAGGACATGACCAATCTTCAAGTCTTTGAGCAACGTAAAGCGACTATTTTACGTTGTAGTGAATTGACCAAAGAGCAATTTGATTTACTGGCAACCCCTGATTTTCATCACCTTTATCAAGATGTTTGTCATTATATTTTGACACCAGCAGATGCCGTAAATGGTGAGATATTAGATGAAGATACGTTTTCATTCGATCTATTACATACTTTTGAAAATGAAGTGGGTGAGAAGATTGAGCATGTTCGATTTAGAGTACCCAAAACTATTCATTCTGAAAAACTGGCCGAATTAACGGATGATGAAGAGCGTGAAGACTTTATGTTCCGTGTTGTTACTGGATTAGAACAACGAGATTTTGAATATCTTTCAACGAATGATTATTTGGCGCTAAAACCGCAGGTGGGTGCTTTTTTTTAACCATCGGCGGCATTCTTTCTGCTGAAGATGTTGAAGCGTTAATCGATTATATCCCCATGTATCGAAATACATCAGAAGAGGAACTTCGTCAGTGGCCTCAAGATGTGGCGATACATCGTTATAACCTCATACTAAAAAAGCTTGGGGTAAAAGATGTCTGAAAAAATTAGTTTAGTTCTCGATACAGTCGTTAAGGGAACGAAAGATATTCTTTCAAGTACAACGGCAACTGAACGTTTGACAGCTGCAATTGCTGAGCAGCGCGATGAAATTATTCATGTTAATAAAGATCTAAAAAAAGTAAATGGCTATCAGTCTGCAATCACATCAATGCAACGGCTTAGAAAGCAGTATCAAACAGCTGAGGCAGATATTCAGAGTTTATCTAAAGAGCAAGCTGATCATAACAAACATACTCGACAACTAAGAGTTGAATATAAAGCGACAGAGAAAGAAATTGAAACGCTGAATGCTCAATTTAAAAAAGCCTCCGGTGAGGCCGTTCCACAGCTAAAGAATAAATTAGATGCGGCTAAAAATCGCATGAATGCGCTGAATATTGAAATGTCAGAAGGTAAAGTTCGTACTTCTGAATTGAATCAAGCATATAAGCAAGCTTCTAAACGAGTAACTAACTTAAATGATAAGCAAGAAAAACAAACCGATAAACTTCGTAAGTTAGGCAGTGAGCTGAAACAAGCAGGCGTTGATACCACTCGTTTAGCTAATGCACAACGTAAGCTAGAGCAGCAATCAAAAGAAACTACGGCAGCTATAGCGAAACAAAACGAACACCTAAAACAACGTAAAGCCATTACCGACAGAATGAGTGCTCGAAGTGGAAAGTTGAGTGAGCTTGGTGGTGAGGCAACAACGTTAGCGATGCAAGCGGCTCCTATTGGTGCAAGTGTCTGGTCAGCCGTGAAAAATGAATCGTCCTTTGCTGATGTTAAAAAAGTCGTAAATATGTCTGCAGAAGAAGCAACTCAATTACGTTCTTGGTCTTTGCATACATCCGCGTCTAAAGAAGGTGGCGGTCTTTCTGCAAATGATATTAATAACATGTTGGCGGCTGGTGGCCAAAGTGGCATTAAAGATCTTAATGAATTGAAATCATTCGTTTTAGATTCTGCCGCTATGGGTGTGGCTTTTGATATGGACGCAGGACAAGCAGGGGAAACATTAGCGACTTTTAAAGCGGCTTTAGGTCTTGACCACAAAGGTGCTATTGGATTAGCCGGTACTGCCAATTACCTTTCAAGCAATATGAATGCCAAAGCCGGTGATATTGCTGGTGTTATGACCCGTGAAGGGGCAAGTGCGAAAATGGCTGGGTTTAATGTGAATGAATCTAGTGCATTGGCAGCGTCAATGCTTGCTACTGGGATGAATGAAGAGAGAGCAGCAACAGCCTTAAAGAATATATCTGGACGTTTAACCTCTGGAGCTGCTGCAACAGGAGGTCAAAAAAAAGCATTTTCTAGTATTGGATTTAATGCTGAGCAACTTTCTGCGTCCATGCAGTCTGACGCCTCAGGTACACTGATTGAGGTTCTTAATGCGATCACGGATGCACCTCTTGAAGAGCAAGGGGCGTTAATTAGTCAGATTTTTGGTGAAGAAGCTAAAGGTGCTGTTTCTTCTCTGGCTGGCAATATGGGCCTGCTTAAAGAAGCGTTAGGTTTAGCAAATAAAGAGCAGTCGGTTCATGTTGAGAGTCTACAAAATGAGTTCTCCAGCCGTATCTCTACTACTGAGAATGGTATAGATAGTTTTATTAATAAAATTACACGCTTGAGTGTTATTTTTGGAAATGCGTTGTTGCCTGCTCTAAATTCGGTACTTGAACCTTTAGGTAATGCCATCATGTGGTTAGGCGATTTTGCTGAAGCTAATGAGGGGGTGACATCGGCTGTTGCTATTGGTGTTACAGGATTTATTGCACTTAAAGCGGCATTAATGGCAGGTAAAGCGGCCTCGTTAGTGTTTGGTAATTCGATTGATAAAGCAAAATTACTTCGACATGGGCTCGATCGTGAAACCACATCCAGTGCTAAGGCTGCTAGATATGCAACTCGTCAATTTCGCCAGCTAGGTGATGCACTTTACAATATAAAAGACCATAAGAAAGGGAGCCGTTCTGGTTCTTATACTGGTTCTCAATCTGGTAAATCAAAAAGACACGCATCTAGAAGATCAAAACGTCGAAGCCGTAATCCATTAGCGAGAGCTCTTAATTTAGGTCAACGTGTATTTTCCTCGACAAGTAACAAAATGAACTCTGCTCGTCATATTGTAAGCAATACTGTTACTGGCTCTAGTTCTAGAGCTTATAGTGCGGCATCCAATGTAATGCGCTCAAACAATGGCGCAGTCCCCTTATCTCTAGTCGGTGGAGGATTGGCGATGATGCCAATGATGTCTGCTGCTCAAGATGTTATGGATATCGGTGGTGATGTAGCGGAAGGCGCAGGAAAAGCAGGCTTAAATAAGCTGTTAAGGCCTCTATCAATGGCTATTTCTGCAGGCAATATTGCGACTGCGCTTGCTGAAGGTGAGACTAAAGAAGCCATTACTGAAGGCGGCGGTTTATTGGGAGGTATGGGAGGAGCAAGTTTGGGGGCTGCGATTGGTACGGCAATTTTACCTGGTGTTGGTACTGTCGTAGGTGGGTTAGTCGGTTCATTAGCAGGTGATTTTATTGGTGAAAGTTTAGGAGAATGGGTAGGAAATAAAGTAACGCCAATACCTAATAAGTTAATGCCTCCTGAGCAAGTTGAAACTAAGTTGGCAGAGAATAAATATAAGGAAGAGAAACAGAAAGCGGCGCAATCACTTCCTTCTATGCAATTTCAAATAGTGGCGACGCCAAATATGGATGAAGAGAAATTATCTCAATTGGTGTCCCTTAAGGTTCAACAAGCGCTTGAGCGTTCATTTCAAATGACAGGGTTATCGATGGAAGATTCACTTTCTGTTTCTTATATCGATACTTAAAAGAGGGTTTATGTACCATTTAGTGGTTGGTGATGTGGTGTTTTCTGTTCAAAACAGAACTCCAATTTCTCGTTTTTCTCGTACAGATTATGGGTCTTATTCTGAAACGGCACTAATTGATAATGCTGATTCAGAGCCGACAGGGTCTGCACTCAGTAAGATCTCCGTATCAGCAACTTGGACGCGCTCCACTGCTTCCGATTCGGTCACTCTATTGCGTGAGTTATTGAAAGTACCACAACAGATAAGTGACGGAGACGGATGGAATTTAGGCCGCTGGACTATTTCTCAAATTGAAGAGATCAAAAGTGAGCTTATTCATAATGGGGCGGCGATGAAAACAGAGGTAAATATTCAATTCTTGGAGAAGCGTGGTGAAAGTACAAGCTAGAGCTGGTGATTTAATTACTGATCTATTATTTAAAAAAACAGGCTCGGACGATGATGAGTTAGAACGCGAATTCTTCCATCTTAATCCTCATGTTCGACGTGATATTTTTCAAGAAGATTGTTTGGTTATCATTCCTAAAAACATGACGAGCACTCGCAAGCAAACCGTAACAAGGAGTTGGGGCTAATGCTTAAACTTGAAGGAAAGCAGGCTGATATGTTGTTGTCTTGCTTAAAAAATTGGCAACTTATCGATGGTAATGGTATGGAAGGGGACAGCTTAACACTGTCCCTTTTTTCTGAAGGGATATCAGGGATCCCTTCTAAAGGTGAAAAGTATGAGGTGTATTTAGATGATATTCATCGAGATACATTTCAGATCAGTAAACGTAGCGCGAAACTCAGCCCAAAAGAGGTTTGTTTAGTGCTTTCTGTTGCCCCTTTTAGTGTGACTGATGCTTCTGGTTTTCGTGCTAAGAGATCCGCTAGTTGGAATAAAGCAAGTATTGCCGAAATAATGCAGGATTGTTTGCTACCTCATGGGTATTCAATTTTTGTGCATCCTAAATTACAAAATATTGAAATCGAGCATATTGATCGCACCGATGAAGGGTGTGCTGCTTTTTTGCGACGATTGGCCAAGCAGTACGATGCTATCGCAAAACCAGTTAGTGAGACTTATGTTATGGCTCCAAAAGGAGAAGTAATTAGTGCAAGTGGTGCAGCGATTGAAACGTTGACTTTGTCACTGCCTAGTAATAATGATCCACAACTCCCTAACTTTGTGAATGTGGACATTGAATTAGATGGGCGAGAAGAGTTTGGTGGAGTGTCTGCTTTTTATTTATCAACTGATAGCGGACATCGAAATGAAGTGAATACAGGCAATGCGCCCTTTAAAGCATTAGGTAAAGATTTTAAGAGTAAGGAAGAAGCAGAGCAGGCGTGTTTTACTGAATTAAGGCGTATCACTCGTGAAGGGAGAAAAGTAAATATCGTTGCGCCGGCTAACTCTGTTGTTTTTGCTGAGGGGTTAGTTGTACTCGATAAAACATTCGATGAGTTATACCAAGGCATCAGCTCAATAGATACGGTGACATTTAGTGGACAAGGCCGTCAAGTGAAGAGTATGACGATACAGGCCACATTGACAGGAGCATAAATGAATATTCGTTTTAATAATAATGCGATGTACTCACAAACGGTGCGCTGCAAAATATCAGAAGCTCAAATCAAGAAATACAGTCGTGACAGCCAAGTAAGACAACTTAAAGATGAGCGTTATTCGTTGTATCTGCGATTTAAGCAGAATCGAGAGCAGGGAAGTTGGATTTATTATGAATATAAAGACGGCAAACAAAAGAGCTATCGTATTGGTAAATACCCAGATTTAAACGCCAAAGGCGCATTTGAAGTGCTTAATGCGTTTATTGTTGAGCTGACAACAGGAAAACCCGTATCGGGTAATTTGTTCTCAACGGTTGATGAAGTGGTGTGTTGGTATGTAGAGCGTGAGTACCAAACTAGAAATGTGTCTAAAAATCGTATTACAGGCATTAAGTCGATGGCAGACAATCATCTTATGTCTAATTTGCATTGCTTACCTATTCGCGAGTTAACGCATAAAAGTGTGGATGAGCTTTTAATCAAACCATTACTGAAATCCTGTTTTGCAAATAGCTATATCAGAACCATCTTTCAATTACTCAAAGTGTGTTTTACGCGAGCTAAAAAGCTTAATTACTTAACGTTTAACCCAATGGATGAAATGAAGTTTACGGACTTTGTCACTAAGCGAATTGATGTAAAAGGATCACGTTTAAAGCCTGATGATGTGCCAGAGTTGCTTTCTAAAATCACTAAAGCCAATCCTATTGAGCGCGTTCTCTGTTCAATGATGCTTTGCCATGGCACACGATTAGGTGAAACACGTCTTGCAAAATGGAGGCATATCAACCTTAAACAAAAGAGATGGGTTATCCCTAAAGAGAATACGAAATCGAAAAAAGAGATCGTTTATCCGTTATCTAATGACATGGTGGCTTTACTGAGTGAGTTTAAACAGTGGCAAACAAAACATAACTACGCCATCAATAACGTATTTCCTTTAAACAAGCGAGATTTACACCCAATTCATTCAGTGAGGGCGTCTGAATTAGTGAGAGCGGTGAGTAATAAAGAATGGTCAGCTCATGACTTACGAAAGGTGGCCAGAACGGTGTGGGCTGATTTGGGTGTTGATTACATGGTTGCTGAGACATTATTGAACCATGCGAAAGATAAGCTCGATCAAGCGTATATTCACACTCATTTGGAAATGAAGAAGAAAGAAGCCTTAAATACCTACCATCAATGGCTAAATAATTGCTGTCACCACTGTCTTAGTGCTGATCTAGTTGCTTAAGAGATCGTTTAAAAGATCATTAAAATCAAATCGAAAGTTCAATTCTCATTGTTAATTACAGAGGGTAGTAAAATCATGGCAAATTTAGCCAAAAATGAGCATATTTCAGAAAATTTATTGAAATGCGCACGTTCGGTACCACACCAAGTTGGACTGCTTAAATTGAGTAAGACGCAGTTAATTGTTCTGCAGTCGATTAAAGAAGGTGAGGAGGTGACACCGTCACAGATTGCGGATAGATGTGGTTTGTCATCAAGCTGGGCAAGTTCGTTGTTAAAGAGGTTGGTGGAGAAATATTATTTAACAAGACAAGATAATTCGCGATTAAGTGGCGGAATCGAGTTTAGCTATAATTTAGTCGAATAAAAATTGTGATATCAAAAGCAATTTCATATTAGCTAATACTAATTGGGTAGAATAAGGATGTAATATGGTTTGGTGGCTTATTAAACAGGATTAGTTATGGATTTTGCATTTTGTACAATTGACGAAAAAGAATGGCGGGCTGATGATTTCTTTGCTCAAGATGAATCTGTAATTAAAATTAAAAGACGAAATTTAAAATGTACTGAGTGTGATGGAGATGCTTGGTTTAGAAAATCAAGTTATGGCAACAAAGTGCCTCACTTTTGTGCTCATCATAAGGAAGATTGTAATTTATCGACATCTTATGAAGTTGTTGGGGAGGGCGACGGAACGGATGGGCTACCAGCCGCAGATCCAGATAGTGGTATAATTATTGATTTGGGCGGAATTGACCCTAATTACTCTGTTGATGTCGAACCTCAAAAACCATTTGAAAACTCAGAAGCTAGAGGGCAGAAAAAAGTATCAGAGCAAGTAAAAGGTGGCGGAGTTCAATATCCTGCTCATTTATCACTTAAGAATACATTATATAAGCTAGTTCGGTCAGATAAGCTATATTCTTCAAATACAAAAATAATTATACCTAATAATCCATACCCAAATTTACCAGAAGTAGCGAGTCAATTATTTGTTAATTTCAACGATGTGCATGAAGGGCTTGATAGGCAAAATAGAATTTATTGGGGGTTTATCAGTGATGCGGCATATACATCAGATGACCGTCTTTGGCTTAACGCCGGAAATAGAAGCGATGGTTTAAGTGTTTCGATTAACCCTGATATAACTGAAGAATTTAGAGAATATTTTAAAGTTAATGAATCATTAGAACAACTAGCAGGTTGTCACGCATTGATTATTGGTGACTGTTATTATGCGAGTTCTGGAAAGCCTGTAATTTGGTGTGCAAATGTTGATTTGATTGTTCTTCGAAGATATAAGTTTGATGCCTAGGATAAGGTACTTCTGGAGCTTAAACAATGCCTTACGAGGCTACATCCCGGGGAATAAAAATTTTTCGGGCTCTATGGTCACCACCAGCATTGCTTTATAGAACAGAATTCTTTACTCTAAACTAAAAGCCGTGATGCATAACACTAGCTACTAATTGGTATAAAAATGAAAAACATATTTAAAAGCTTTTATCAACCAGCAGATATTGAATTAGAAGAACTTTGGGATAAAGCTATCTTTGTATTTGATACAAATGTATTAACAAATCTGTATCGATATCAATCTAGTACTCGTGAATCTTTGCTAAAAGTTATGGAGCAGCTTAATGATAGAGTCTGGATTCCTCATCATGTAGCACTTGAATATCAAAGAAATCGTCTAACGGTCGTGGGTGAGCAACATAAAAAATTTAATGATACAAAAAAAATTGTAGAAAGTGCAGTTAGTGATTTACAAAAAAAGCTAGAAAATTTACAACTAAAAAAAAGACATAGTCATATTAATCCAGACTCGTTGATCAATGGTATTAATGAGTTAAGTCAACAGTTCTTTAAAGAGTTAGATGATTTGGAAGCAGATAGTATAAAAGTTGGTACTACAGATCTTTTACGAGATAGGTTAGATAATCTATTTGCAGAAAAAGTAGGTGAAGCTCCAAGCCAAGAATGTATATTAAGCATAGAAAAAGAAGGTAAAGAACGCTTTAATAAACAAATCCCACCAGGATATCAAGATTCTAATAAAGCTAAAAACGGTAATGATAGTTATATCTTTAGTGGTGTTGAATATCATAGACAATATGGAGACTTGATCGTTTGGAAACAAATACTTGAGTATGTTAAATTAATTGATATAAAGCATTTGATCTTTATTACTGATGATAATAAGGAAGATTGGTGGCAAAAAAACCAAGGCAAAACAATCAGCCTGAGAACTGAACTAATTGACGAAATTTTTAGAGAGACTAACTTAAAAAGTTTTTATGCATATAAATCAGAATCCTTCTTAACGAATGCAAATAAATATCTTGACGAAAATGTTTCAGAAGAGGTTATTAAAGAAGTAAAACTTACATCTGATATTCAAAAAGATTTAGACGGAAGTAAAACAGTTGACCCAATGTTAGAAGCTGAATATTTAGAGAACGATTTAAATATACAGTCTAAATGGAAAAATGCTCTAGAACGAATAACGAAACAAGCCAATCTGGCGTCACTATGGCAGAACGATTTAGAACGAATAACGAAACAAACCGATATGGCGTCACTATGGCAGAACGATTTAGAGCGAATAACGAAACAAACCGATATGGCGTCTCTATGGCAGAACGATTTAGAACGAATAACGAAACAAACCGATATGGCGTCACTATGGCAGAACGATTTAGAGCGAATAACGAAACAAACCGATATGGCGTCTCTATGGCAGAACGATTTAGAACGAATAACGAAACAACATGATGCATTAAAAGGACAAGAACAACTGGCGAAAAAATTGTCTAAATTCGATAATACTGCAGAATCTAGTTTTATCCCTGATGAACTTGATAAAAATGATGAGCAATAATTCTATTTATGCGCAATCTGAGAACGATAATATATATATCTGGCAAGTTGTTAATTATATAGTTTCATATTAAATATATCTTAGATCTAAGATCGTTTGAGGAGAGCCAACAAAATATTTTGCTGGCTTATTTTTTATCGACTATTTGTAAATGTAATCGACAGCTTTTTGGTAAGTATCTTCTTCCATTTCTATACCTATAAATTTTCTATTCAATTTTAAACATGATTTACCAGTAGCGCCAGACCCCATGAAAGCATCTAATACAACTTGGCCTTCACGGCTACTTGTTTTAATTATGTGTTCGAGTAAATCCGCAGGTTTTTCACAAGGATGTTTGCCTGGATAGTATTGAACAGGAGCAAAGGTCCAAACATCAGTATAAGGAACCTCATCTGTAACTTTGAATGGGCGTCTTAATAATTCATACTCTCGCTTTAAATCATCATATTCTTTCAGTAGCACCGTGAACTTTGTTTGCAGAGCTGAATATTCGTTACATAACTCATTATGACTTTTATTTAACGCATGATTACGTTTAGAAAAAAGCAGTTGTAGCTGGGTGTATTGTTCTTCTGTAGGGAGTTTCCATTGACTGTATGAAAACCAATGAGAGCACATTTGTGTGCCGGTAGCTTCATTAATATCTTTTGCTGAAATGCCAAGGGCTTCTCGAGCATTTTTAAAATAATCGATAAGAGGTTTAAATACTTCTGCTTTTAATTCATTACACTTAATTGAATATTGGTTGGCACCTTTGGCAAAACCTTCTGAATCATAATGTCCTGCAAATATGATCCGCTCTGTTGATGGAAAAAAAGATCGCAGGTTAGGTTTATGCGCTCGTTTCCATATCCCGGATGGCTTGGCCCATACAATATGATTATATACATCGAAACGTGCTTTAATTAAAAGCTCTGTGTTTGCGGCCAACTTAGGCCCACAGAATAGATATAGGCTTCCAGAGGGTTTTAGAACTCGCCAAAGTTCAACTAAGACGTCATCAAGCCAAGCCATGAAGCTTTCTACGTTAGGCCATTGATTGTCCCAAGCGTTCTTCTTTACTTGAAAGTAGGGTGGATCAGTTAAAATGAGATCAATAGAATTGGTTGGTAATGTTTTTAAGTGGTTAAGGCAATCACCATTGATTAGATGTAGCAAGTTACTTTTTATGATGGGTGCGTGCATTCGGTACTCCATAGATAATAGAGCCTTGAATTAAAGATACCTAGCCACATGAAGTGACTAGGTTAGTCTTTATGCTTCCTCTCCAAAATAGTTTGGGTCTCAGGTACTCAAGGCATAAACACCAGTAAAGAGTATCAAAAACAAATATAGCTGTATATGCATACAGTTATATTTGTTGGGTTTAATTTCCTCTATATATAGAGGGAGTATTTTTAGATTTACCTTTGCAAGCTACGTATTGTTATTTCATCTAAATTCGTTACAATGCTCACATACTAAGTAACGTACATCTGTATTTGTACCGAGCTTTGTACCAACGGTAAAGATATATACAAAATTCGCAATTAAGTATTTAATTTTAAAGACTTTATTAATTTAGCATGTGTTGCTTCGTATGCAACACCACTGTAAAGGATAAAACATGCCTGTAATTACTCTTCCAGACGGTTCTCAACGTCAATTCGATAACGCTGTTTCTACTATGGATGTTGCTGCTGACATCGGCCCAGGTCTTGCGAAAGCTTGTATCGCTGGCCGTGTTGATGGTGTTCGTGTTGATGCGTGTGATTTAATTGAAAATGACGCACAACTTGAAATCATCACAGCAAAAGATGAAGATGGTTTAGAAATCATTCGCCACTCTTGTGCGCACCTTTTAGGTCACGCAGTTAAGCAGTTTTTCCCAGAAGCAAAAATGGCGATTGGTCCTACTATCGATAACGGTTTCTACTACGATATCGATTTAGAGCACTCTTTAACGCAAGAAGATCTTGATAAGATTGAAAAGCGTATGAAAGAGCTAGCTAAAACCAAGTACCAAGTAATCAAGAAGAACGTAAGCTGGCAAGAAGCTCGCGATGCATTCGATGCTCGTGGCGAAACTTACAAAATTGAAATCCTTGACGAAAACGTTTCTAAAGACGATCGTCCAGGTTTATACCACCATGAAGAATACATCGACATGTGTCGTGGTCCTCACGTTCCAAACATGAGCTTCTGTCAGAACTTTAAGATTCTGAGTGTAGCTGGTGCATATTGGCGTGGTAACAGCGACAACAAAATGCTTCAACGTATCTACGGCACAGCATTCCAAGATAAGAAGTTGCTTAAAGCACACCTTATCCGCCTAGAAGAAGCTGCAAAGCGTGATCACCGTAAAATTGGTAAGCATCTTGACTTGTTCCACATGCAGCAAGAAGCACCAGGTATGGTTTTCTGGCACCACAACGGTTGGACTATCTTCCGTGAGCTAGAAGTATTTATTCGTGAAAAACTAACAGAATACGATTACCAAGAAGTAAAAGGCCCATTAATGATGGATCGTGTACTTTGGGAGCGTTCTGGCCACTGGGACAAATACGCAGAAGCGATGTTCACAACAAGTTCAGAGAACCGTGAATACGCTATCAAGCCAATGAACTGCCCAGGTCACGTTCAAATCTTTAACCAAGGTCTGAAATCATACCGTGATCTGCCATTACGTATGGCTGAGTTCGGTTCATGTCACCGTAATGAGCCATCAGGTGCTCTACACGGTATCATGCGTGTTCGTGGCTTTACTCAAGATGATGCACACGTATTCTGTACAGAAGCTCAAGTACAAGCTGAAGTTAAGTCTTGTATCGAAATGGTTTATGATACATATACTACATTTGGTTTTGAAAATATCGTAGTTAAGCTATCTACACGTCCTGAACAGCGTGTGGGTTCTGACGAAATGTGGGACAAAGCTGAAGCAGATTTAATCCTTGCGCTAGAATCTATGAACATCAATTATGAAGTTCAAAAGGGTGAGGGTGCGTTCTACGGACCGAAAATTGAATTTACTTTGCATGATTGTCTGGACCGTGCGTGGCAATGTGGTACAGTACAGCTCGATTTTGCATTACCAGAGCGTTTAGGCGCAACTTACGTAGGTGAAGATAACGAACGTCACACACCAGTGATGATTCACCGCGCGATTTTAGGTTCTCTTGAACGTTTCATCGGTATCTTAATTGAAGACTACGCAGGCTTTTTCCCAACGTGGTTGGCGCCAGAACAAGCAATTGTGATGGGCATTACAGACAAACAAGCCGATTATGTACAAGAAATTGCAAAAAAACTGCAAAAAAATGGATTTAGAGTCAAAGCGGACTTGAGAAATGAGAAGATTGGCTTTAAAATCAGGGAACATACTTTGAAACGTGTTCCGTACATGCTTGTCTGTGGTGACCAAGAAATGGAAGCTGGAGAAATAGCAGTACGTACTCGTAAAGGTAAAGATTTGGGTAAATTTAAAATTGATGATTTTGTTGCATTCCTGCAGCAAGAAGTTAGTACCCGAACGCTCAATACTGTGGAGGAATAA